ACTTGCCGGAATGTTCTTTGATGAAGCAGCTCTCATGCCACAGTCGTTTGTCAATCAAGCGACAGCGCGTGTTTCCGTTACTGGCGGCAAATACTGGTTCAATATGAACCCAGAGGGTCCGTATCACTGGTTCAAGACTGATTGGATTGATCAAGCAGACGATAAACGCGCATTGCGTCTCCACTTTGTGATGACGGACAATCCAAGCCTGAGCGATGAAGTTATTGACAGATACGAACATATGTACTCAGGAGTGTTTTACCAGCGATACATTCTGGGGCAATGGGTTCTGGCTGATGGAATTGTCTACGACAACTTCAATAAAGACGAGATGGTCAGCAATCCAAGCCAGCAGCCAAGCCGATACTATGTCAGTGTTGACTATGGCACACAGAACCCCACAGCTTTCTTGCTTTGGGGGAAATGTGGCTCTGTTTGGTATTGCCTCAAAGAGTATTACTACGATGGACGGCATAGCAGCAGACAGAAGACAGATGATGAATACGCTCGGGATTTTAGCCAATTTGTCGGTGACATACGCTGTGAAGTGATTGTTGACCCTTCAGCGGCTTCATTCATTGCCAAGTTGAGAGAAAGCCGGTATCGAGTTATTAAAGCTGATAACGATGTGCTAAACGGCATTAGAGAAACGCAAACAGCTATGAACTCTGGTGAGATCAAGTTCACACCTGGGCTAACTAATCTGTTCAAAGAGTTCGCGTCTTATGTGTGGGATGACAAGGCCAGTCAAAAGGGTGAAGACAAAGTGGTTAGGCACATGACCACGCAATGGACGCCATGAGATATTTTGTCATGCAGGTAATCAAACGGAGAAATACAGCTCACACGTTCAAGAACACAAGCAAATACTTCTAAGGAGGTGGCCATCATATTAACAGTTCAAGGTAAAGGATCAATCACAGACGGAGATGTGTTTATTTTTCCGACCGATGAAGAGCTGACTGGCGATGACATCAATGCGTTTATTACCGCCAATGATGATCTAGCTACAAACAAGTATCTTCCAGCAAAGAAAATGTATCTCGGCCAGCACCAGATTATTGATGATGCGAAAAAGGACCACGGGCCAGACAATCGTCTTGTTGGCAACTTGGCTCACTATATCGTGGATACCTACAATGGTTTTTACATTGGCATTCCACCAAAGATCATGCTCGACAACAAACAGGACAATACTGTGCTGCAAGAGTGGAACGACACAAACAGCGTTCAGGACAAATTAAGCGAGATCAGCAAGCAAGCAGCCATTTACGGACGGGCGCTTGCTTTTTTGTACCAGGACGAAGACAGCAAGACATGTATTGCGTACAGCTCGCCTATCAATTCATTCATTGTCTATGACGACACGGTAGCGCACAAAGCCATTGCGTTTGTCATGTATTGGCATGATGAAGACAACAATCTAACTGGCAAGGTGTATCTGAAAGACGGAATATACGGCCTTGATATGGTTCGCTTTGAAGGAACGGCCGGATTTAATCCATTTAGCGAGATTCCAGCAGTTGAGTTCTTCATGAACACCGAGCGACAAGGCATCTTTGAGAACGTTGAAACGCTCATCAATGCCTTAGACAAGGTACTAAGCCAGAAGGCGAACCAGAATGAGTATTTTGACAATGCGTACTTGGTTCTCAAAGGCCTGAAACTCGATGAGGACGATGACGGCAACCCCAAACTCGATCTTAATGGCAACCAAATCATCTATGCTCCAGACGCTGATTCTGCTCAAGGCGTAGCTGAATTTCTGACCAAACCTGATGGCGATGCCATTCAAGAGCACCTCATTGACCGCCTCATCAGCATGATCTATCAGATCAGCATGGTTGCAAACTTGAACGATGAAGCATTCAGCGGCAATAGCTCTGGTGTTGCATTGCAATACAAATTGCTACCAATGAGGAACCTAGCGGCCAATCAAGATCGTAAGTTCACACAGTCACTCCGGTCCCTTTACAAGATCGCGTTCAGTGTTGGGACAATCCTTCCAGAAAGTAAATCTGATGACTGGCAAAAGCTTAACTTCGCATTCACGCGAAATCTTCCGGAGAACATTACCGACGAAGCGGACGCGGCTTCTAAGCTCAAAGGACTTGTATCAGATCAGACTATGCTTAGCACCTTATCATTTGTCGATGATCCCAAGGCCGAAATGAAACGCATCGCTGATGAGATCGCCCAGAAAGCAAAAGACGCTGCTACTAACAGCCCGTCAAGCCCGGACTTCCAGAAATTGCTGAATGGTGGTGGCAATGATGACAACAACGACTCAACAACAGATAGCGAGTAATTCTGCCTACTGGAATAAGCGAACGGCCGCTGAACGGAAATGGATTGTCGAGAACCTTAAGAATGACGAGGCGTTCAATGCCCGAATTCAGGAATATTTTGACAAAGCTTTAACCAACATTCAAAAGGATATTGACTCAGAGCTTGCCAAGTATGCCGCATATAGCAACGACGGTATGGCCGGTGCGCGTCAAGCAGTGATGGTCACCGATATTAAAGCTTATCAAGCGGAAGCAAAGTCGATTGTCGATGATGCTAGAAAGATGTACAACGGCGAACCGGTCAAATATTCCGACTTCAGCAAGGATGTCAATGATCGTCTCAAGCTATACAACGCTACCATGCGCATTAATCGCTTAGAAATGCTCAAGAGTGAGATTGGTCAAGAAATGCTTGATGCACACATGAAAGTGAACGCTGATCTTGTTTCCAAGCTGAGTAAGGATTATCAATCCGAGATCAAACGGCAAGCAGGAATACTTGGAGAGACGGTATCTAAGGGCGGCTACACTGATTTAGCCAAGCTGCTCTCCAAACGAGAGGGAGATTACACCTTCTCACAACGCATTTGGATCAACCAAGACATTCTTAAAGCTGAACTGGATGAGCTATTGACTGCCGCCACCATTCAAGGACAGAGCCCACTAAAGATTGCTCGCAAGTTACGCGGTCAAGTGGCAGAAACGGTTAACAATCACCGCTATGTGACAGAACGAATTGCACGTACTGAGTCAGCTCGGATTCAAACACAGGCGCAATTAGATAGCTTTAATAAGTTTGGCTATGACTATTGCAAATGGGTGGCTGAACCAAGCGCGTGTGATGTGTGCAAGGAGATTTCAGAAGGTGGCAGAACTGGTAGAGGCATTTATTGTGTAGACGATGTGCCAGATATTCCAGCTCACCCCAACTGCCGATGTTCCATTGCAGCATATGCACCGGGCGATGAAGCTAACGATGAGTAGGAGGAAACAATGAAGCTGCCAGAAAAAGTATTGATTGATGACGTTGAATATACAGTATCAACCGCAAGCTCAGATGAACTTCAAAAAGAAGTACTTTCACCAGACAATATTATTGGTGCGTGCAACTACAACAATCAGACCATTAAAGTATCGGACTCGATTAATGAAGGCAACGTCAAGGTTACATTGCTACACGAGATCATTCACGCCATCTTGTCTGAACGTGGTCTTAATGACCAGTGCGAAGATGAAATGCTTGTGGACAATATGGCGCATGCATTACGCATGTTAGCCAAGCAGAACCCTGAGCTGATCAAGGAGGTATTGTCATGAACCCGGAAGACTTGAAAGCACGTGAAGACATTAAGAAAAGGTTGCTTGATTTGTCGGCAGAGGCTAATGGTATCAAAGATTATCAGCTGGGAGCGCTTATCCTGAACGCATACAATCGATGCGATGACAATGTGACTATCCAGAATGGAAATTTATATGTCAACGGGAAACCGATGATAATCGACAATGCAACACTTGCCAATTATATGGGACTGTCATTTACTGGCGACACTAAATCGACATCTGGTAACGTGCTAGGTCCCCACCTAAGCGTTATTGAGCTGAAAGATGATGGCCCATATCTTAACGGCAAACGTATTGAAGGTGTCATTGATATGAACATTGATTCAAAGGTCGGCGATCATACCAAAGTTGTCATTAAACTTGCTGCCAATGTGCATGGTATAGACGACATCAAGCAAGAATATAGTTTCTAATCTAGGAGGAAATGCAATGAAATATCGTAAGAAGCCTGTTGAAATTGAAGCTGTTCAGCTAACTTGGGCTAATTGGGGTGAGATTTGTGATTTTGTCCAATTGCCATGGGGCCCTGAAGGAGTGCATGGCTGCTATTCGGACAAAGGCGTTGAATCTGATTCTGGAGAAAAGATAGGGCTCATAATTCCCACTTTGGAAGGTAATATTCTCGCTAATGAGAATGATTACATTATCAAGGGGGTTCATGGCGAATTCTATCCGTGCAAGCCTGACATTTTCGAAGAAACGTACGAACCATCTGGGCGTTCGGTAGATGGTAAATTGCTTGTCGAAAAATTGGCGGTGCCGATCAAACACGAGCTTGATAAACGATCTAGAGACGCACAACGCTGTAAAGGATTTTTGTAAGCCGCAGCAAGCGGCTATTTTTATGCCATCAAGTCCAAGCGTGATCGACTATAAAAGCTCCGGTAAATTAAGACGCAAGCCTGATCCGTCTAAAAAGCTGTGGAAGGAGTTCTGAACATGATTCCTAAGATTTTAATGCCAATGAATTTGCAATTTTTCGCTGAAGATACTGGTGCTGACGGTAGTCAAGAGAACCAGCAAAACGGCGAATCTCAAAGTGACAATGACGCCAACGCTCAAGACTCGGAAAATGGCCAAGACAGTTCTGATGAAAGCTCTGATCGGCATACCTACACGGACGAGGAAGTCAACGATATTGTTAAAAAACGTCTTGCTCGTGCCGAGAAGGAGAAACAAGCTGCTGTTGACGAGGCCGCAAAGCTGGCCAAGATGAATGCCGACCAGAAGAAGGACTATGAGCTAGAAAAGGCTCAAAAAGAGCGAGACGAACTCAAGTCACAACTTGCCACATACGAGATGGGCAAACAGGCTCGATCGATGTTTGAAGACGCCAAGCTGACAGTCACTGAGGACGATTTGCAGCACGTTGTAACGCCAGAGGCAGAATCTACTGAGTCGAATGTAAAGTGGCTCATTGCGCATGATCAGGCAGTGGCTGAAGGTGTTCGTCAAGAGTTGCTTAAGGGCAGCACGCCAAAGGATCACGGGTCAAAGGTGGAGACTCCGGGCGCGGCATTTGCTAAACAACGGAATCAGCAGAGCCAAGTTGTCAACGACCCATGGAAACAAAAATAAGGAGGTACTTTTATGTACGCAGGTAAAAAGGTAACCGCATCTGAGATCAACTTCTTGGATAGCGAGAAATTCGTTTCATTCACTCACCAAGCCGACAGTTCAACTGATGGTGTCGTAAAAGGTGTATTGCCAGCAGGTTCTATCTATCCAAAGAACGATGCAACGGCAGTCGGTGTAACCATTAATGATGTTGACGTCAGCGAAGGTCCTCAGCCGGTAGGCGTCATCGTTGAAGGATATGTGAATGCAGCCCGCTTGCCAGTCAAGCCGTCC